CAGCAGGTTCAACTTTTTAACACCGCATCGGCTGGCGCGTTGGTTCTAACAACCGCAGCTAATGTTGGCGACTTTTCGGAAAAGGCTTCATTCAAGCTTATTCCGAATCTGGTTCGCCGCCGGGATGCGTATGGCTCTGGTGCTTTAACGCCAGTAGACATTGAGCAGTTGCGTAATGTGTCGGTCAAAGTAGCAGCCGGTACGCCTCCGATTCGTTGGGAGCCGCAACAGTTTGCTTGGATTCAGCGCAATCAGGAAGAGGCCGGTACGATTATCGGCGTGCAGCTGGCGGAAGCTGAAATCCAAGATAAGGTGAATATTGCTATCAAAGCGCTGGTTGCCGCGATTGCGAATAACTCCATGGTATACAATGCCGAGGATGGCAACGTAGAGCTTGCTGATCTGGTAAAAGGCGCTGCCCTGTTTGGTGACCACGCTTCCAGCTTGGCCGCATGGATTACGCATTCTAAGCCGATGCATGATCTTTACGGCAGCAATCTGACGAATGGTCAACAGTTGTTCCAGTTCGGAACCGTCAATATTTCGCAAGATGGGTTTGGCCGGCGCTTTATTGTGACCGATTCTCCAGACTTGATTGAAGCTGATGGTGTCGAAGAAGGAACCGATGCTTATAAAACACTGGGTCTGGTCGAAGGGGCTGCGTTGGTCGAAAATAACGGCGACTTCTTCTCAAATGTTGAAACTTCCAACGGGAAAGAAAACATTGAGCGCACCTTCCAGGCCGAATGGACCTACAACGTAGGGCTGAAGGGGTACTCGTGGGATAAAGCGAATGGCGGAAGTTCACCGACCACGGCTGAAATCGCCACGGGCGCTAACTGGGATAAAATCGTGACATCCAATAAGGATACAGCGGGCGTCATAGTATCTAGCAAATAACATTGGAGAGGGGTGAAAGCCCCTCTTTTTTCTCATGAGGTGAATTATGAAAAAAGAAATCGCATACGAAGAACACCCGGTTTCCCCGGAGCGCAAAGCAGAGCTACGCGAGCAGGGATACAAGATTATTGATGCACGCTTTGATCCAAATCGTGGCACAGTGGAAAAGGCAGAAGGCGATGGCTTCGATGCAGAGGCCGCCAAGGCTTACCTGAAAGAAAAAGGCGTAAGCTTTTCAGCCAACATCGGTGAAAAGAAGCTGATGAAGCTGGTTGAGGAAGCGAAAGCAGCCGAAGCCGAAAGCGGCCAAGAGTAGCACAAATGGCCTTCGTGACAGAAGACGGGACCGGACTAGCGGAAGCGAATAGCTACGTGTCTGTTGCGGAGGCCGACGCTTACCATGCCGATCGCGGCAATGCTGCATGGATAGGCGAAGATTCTGCTAAGCAATCCGCATTGATAAAAGCAACGGATTATTTAGAGCAGACATATGGGCGCCGCTGGAAGGGCGAGCGTCTTTACGCCGATCAAGCGTTAGAATGGCCGCGAACCGTAGACGCCCTGCTACCGAAGGCCATTAAAAGTGTGACCTGCCTACTAGCGCTTGAGGCAATCGAAGGCGTGGACCTTAACCCGACACTAGGGCGGGCAATTAAGCGCGAAAAGGTTGATGTCATAGAAACCGAATTTATGGATAATGCCGCGCCTACCAATACGCGCCCGGCGATCGATGGCTTATTGCTAGCCACAGGATATTTAACAAGCAGCGCGGCTTGGGGCGTTCCGGGTAATGGGAAAGTAATACGCGTATGACCGATTATCAAAAGACCGCCGAGAATGCTTTGCGCATGATTGCCAGCAAGGGCCGCGCAATTGCGTTTTCCTATATGAGCGAAGAGCATGTTTACGACCCGGCAACAGACACTTTCACCGAGGGCGAAGCATATAGCAAAGAAGTTAAGGGCGTGTTTACCAGCTTTGCAACGAAAGACATTGACGGAGAAATCATCCGCCGAAGCGATAAGCGTGTTTTAGTTGCAGCCGCTTCATTGAAAGACCTGCCCTTGCCAGAAGGCGCACTTACAGATGGCAATGAGTCTTATATCATTATCAATACTGAGGTGCTGCAGCCGGGAGATACGCCCCTGCTCTACATGATTCAGGTGAGGCGATGAGTGACTATCGAAAGCAGATTGATCTGGCCAAAGCCGGCATTGATAAGAAGCTAAGTAAGGTAGTCAGGTTATCTGCGCTTGCTGTCTATGGCGAGGTTGTAAAAAATACGCCGGTTGATACTGGTCGTGCCAAAGGTAACTGGTGGGCAGGAATGAATGATGTCCCTGCAACAATTCATGATGCGGAAGATAAGACGAGTGGCGCTTCATTACAGCGTGAGGCGGAGTCAAAGTCCCGGGAGGCCATTCAGGCATTTAAGCCCGGCAGTAAAATCTACATTAGCAACAACCTGCCTTATATTCGCAGACTCAATGACGGATATTCTAAGCAAGCACCTGCAAGCTTTGTCGAATCGGCGGCACAGGTCGGAGTTGCGAAAGCAAAGCAAATAGCAAAAACGAGGTTCGGCGATGAGCTTTAAAGACGCAGAAGCAGCGGTGCGCGCTTACTTTGCCAGTAAGTGGAATAATACCACACCCATAGCGTGGCCCGATTTTCGTTTCTCCACTCCTGCCGGAACATGGGTTCGCTTTAGTATGAAAAATACCATGGGCTATCAGGCAAGCGCGGGGAATCCCGGTAATAATGCCTACCGGCGCAAGGGAATCGTAACGATACAGATATTCCAGCCAGAAAACAAAGGCAGCACCGACGCAAGGGCTAAGGCGGATTTGGCAGCAAGCGCATTTATACCGCCTAACAGGTTAGCGGGGTTTCGTTTTACCAACGTCAACGCCCGCGATATCGGCCCCGATGGCAACGGCTGGTATCAATGGAATGTGACCGCCGAATACGAATACGACATAGCGGCATAAGGATTACCCGAATTTAGCAACACGCCCCGCTTTTGCGGGGTTTTTTATTTGTTCCAGAAAAGGAGAACACTATGACCATTGCGGAATCCTCACAAACCCGCGTAGCCTATATTCGCGAAGCTACGCCCGGCGTTACTCCGGCGACACCAGCGTTTAAGGAGCTGCGTTATACTGGCGAATCATTCAAGCATGATCGCCAAAACACCACTAGCAACGAAATGCGCCCGGATCGCAATGTAACCGATTTGACCCAAACAGCGGGCGGCGCAAGTGGCGGCTTCAATTTCGAGCTATCGTATGAAGCCTTTGACGACTTCTTCGAGGCTGCCTTGTGTGGTGCATGGGCTACAAATAAGGTTATCAATGGCACCGCGAAATATACGCATACTTTTGAGAAAACCTACGAGCAAGGCGCGACGGACACTTATCTGCGCTATACCGGCATGGAAGCGGGCACCCTATCGATACGCCTTGAGGCTGGCGGTCTGGCGACAGGATCACTAAGCTTTACCGGTCTAGGTGGCAGTTCAGATGACGCCCCTATCACTGGTGCCACTTATGCCGATGCGCCCACAAATGAGGTAATGAGCGCGGGCTTCGATTTCGCAGACCTCGCGATTACGGGTGTGACTAGCCCGAAGGTTACGCGCATTGAGCTGCAAATTGCTAACAATATGCGCCAGCAACGCGCGCTTGGCTCTGTCAACGCCGTGGGTATTGGTAAGGGCCGCTGCGTCGTTACTGGCACAGCAACGCTGTATTTTGAAAACAAGGAAGCATACGACCTATTCCTTAATGGCACAGCTGCAGACCTGACCTTTACCCTTGGTGGCGAGGATGAGCTTCAATACATCTTCAATATTCCTAAGCTGAAGTTCAGCGACGCCGATGTTCCCGCATCTGGCAACGATCAGGATATTGTCATTACTCTGCCCTTCCAAGGTCTTTACGACGCAGGAATCGGGGCGACTATTGAAATCGAGCGCGTACCAGCCGCTTAAGCCAGATACCGCACCCGGTGGCGGTTGTTTTATGGTGGGCTGGTTTCATCGGGTGCCAGTCCACCACCAACCTGATGAGGATATTATGACTACTCTTTACGATACATTCGGAACCGACCAAGACTTAGAAAAAGGCAGCGGCGTGACACTAGATTACGGCGATGCGGGTTCTATTACCATCCACCGCGCAGGCGGCGGTAACCGTAAATTTTATACGGTAATGGACGCAGTGCTAAAACCGCACCGTCATGCAATCCAGAACAAGACCTTGGATAAAGAAACAGACGATCGATTAATGGCGGAGATTTACGCAAAGAGCGTGATTATAGGATGGTCTGGGGTCAAGGGGCGTGATGGCAAAAAGCTACCGTTTAATGAGGCCAATGCGATTAAGCTACTGACCGACCTGCCCGATCTCTTTGCCGATATTCGGGCGAATGCAATGAGTATCGATACTTTCCGTAAAGAAGCGCAGGAGCAAGAAGCAAAAAACTCTGCGAAGTCCTAGTCTGGCAATTGGAGTGGGGCGCAAAGATCAAAGACCTAGAAGCCGTCATGGCGATGGGCGTAATGCCCAAGGCTTTATCCGAGCGCCCTACTCTTTTGCCGGGTTTGGACATTTATCTTACTGCCTATCGTGAATTAAAAAGCGACCGCCCTATAGGGATGGCCATTGGCCTCATTCCTTGGAGCAGTATTCACAGATGGGCAATATTTCACGGCCTTACCCTTCCCGATGATGTGGCCGTTTTAGAGCATCATATACGCGCGCTCGAATCCGAAGAGCGTGTTTTCGAGAAGAAGGGAAAGCCATAAATGACCGATGTAGAGATTGTCATAGGCATTGAGGGCCGTCCCGAAGGTGGCCGCGTTATTAAACGCACCCTTGATGACGTTGGCAACTCTGCGGATCGGGCGAATCGAGCTACCGATGTATTGCGCCGTACGGTGGTGGGTCTGGCCGGAGCGTTTGGTGCGCGTGAGCTAATCCGTTTTACGGACAGCATTACAGTAATGGAAACGCAGTTGCGTAACGTGACGCGCGGCGCTTCCGACTTCAATGCGAAATTCGACTCGCTTTATGCAATAGCGCAAAGAAATGGCGACGCTGTAGGCGACCTAACTGCCAACTTCGTACGTTTAAACACGTCTTTGCCAGATTCGATCCGATATACAACGGATTTAACGAAGGTGACAGAAATCTTGTCACGTGGTTTTGCAGCTTCTGGCGCATCGGCGCAAGCATCCGGCCAAATTATGACGCAGTTAACGCAAGGCTTGGCTGGGAACTTCGCAAATGCGGCACAGGAAATTAATTCGCTAATCGAAGGCGCGCCACTACTAGCGCGTGTTATTGCTGAGCAGCTTGGTGGTAAAGCCGCAAGCGACTTAAAGAAATTCGCTGAGGAAGGAAGATTAGCCACACAAAGCATGCTTGGCGCTATCATTGCTTCTGAAGACACAGTTAAGTCCTTTGCTATACCGCCCACCATTGAGCGCTCGTGGACACGCATTGGCAACGCATTCGCTCGCGTGGCAAGTGAGAGCGACCTATTGGAAAGCGGCGTCACTGGTTTAGCGGGCTTAATGGATGGCTTGGCCGAAAACTTCGACACTCTGGCCACGGCGGCTATTGCAACGGGCGGTGCATTGGCAACCAGATATGTTGCAGGCGCGGTTGCCGCAAATGTAGCCAGCTTAACGTTAGCCGGTACTATGTCCACACTCGGGGGCATAATGGCGACCGTATTCCCGGTAGCTCTGATTGCCGGGGCAATATTCTCTATCATAGAATATTTTGACGAACTGCACGCCACCGCCTTACTTTTGGGCGGCGAAATTGCTAAATTCGGGGCATCTGTTCACGCCACCTTCAAGGGCGTTTTTTACAGCGCCGTTATGTTTAGCAAACAGATATACGATGTCATTAGTAGCATTGGCAGTGATATCCGCGATTTTGTCGCTGACCCGCTGGAGGGATTCGACGGTTCGCGTACAAGCGCAGCTATTAGCGAAGCCGTTTCCGGCTCATTTACGAACGCTTTTAAAGAAGCTCAGGAAGAGGCGCAGAAATTCGGATGGAAGGTTGATGATTACGTCAATGATACCATTATCAGCATCAAAAAGAACGCCGAAGAAGCGCGTGCTGCGAAGGAAGAGCTATTAAATCCCCCGCCAGCAGAGAACGGCGGCGGTCTAAGTAAGGAACTACAAAAATTAGCAGAATCCCAAGCAAAGTGGTCGCAAGAGCTTGGCATATCCATAGAGCAGGCCTCACGTCTTTATGAAGCCAGCATCTTATCCGAAGAGGCGTATCGGCGCACCGCGACAGCTATTGAAATAGAAAACACCCTTCGCCAACAAGGCTATCGAATCGGTAGCGAGGTCTACAATCAACGCAAACGGGAGCTTGAGCAACTTAAAGAGCTTGAGAGCCAGACCGACGACAATCTAGAGGCATGGCAAAAAGAACAGCAGCTGCGGGAAGAATATGCCCGCACTCTAGAGCAGCCATTTATTAATCTGGTCGACAACGTACAGCGCGAGTTCGCCGATATGATTGCCGAATGGGATTTCTCTATGAGCAGCATGGTCGATCTGGCCAAGCGTGCTGCAGCAGAGGTGGTTGCGGCGCTGACAATGCGCGCAGGTATCGAACTGGTACTAGGTACAGGCAGCGGCGCCGGAACAATTGGTAGCCTTATCGGTAGCAGCGGCAACGACACGTTGTCTGGTAGCACCGGCGGGCTTAGCAATCTTTCTACCCTAGGGAAACTGCTTTCTGACGCGCCCTCTATGAGCCAATTGCTATCGGGTAATATCGGCGGCTCAAGTGCGCTCAATGAATTTGGTGCAGATTATCTGGGTACGAGTCTGTCGGGCAAAGGCGGGTTTACCAACGCCTCTCTATCTGGCACCGCACTTAGCGCTGGTGTCGGTGCTGTAGCAGCATCCCTTCTGGGGCTAAGTAGCGGCAACTTTGCGGTTGATACCGGTGCAAGCCTAGCAGGCGCATACGGCGGCGGCGCTCTCGCGACTCAATTAGGGTTTGGTTCATTCGCAGGGCCTGCTGGCGTTATTGGATCGCTCGCTCTAACGGCTCTCGGCGGAAGTCTATTTGGTAACAAATCGCGACCGCATCCAGCCGCGGGGGCAGCTACCGATTCGTTTACCGCTAACGGAATAGGCAATTATACTACCGGATTTAAGCACCTGTCTAAAGAAGATGCCGAGCAATTTGCTTCAAGCTTCAACACCTACTTTGGCACGCTTTCGCAGTCTGCAGGCATCGACCTTTCTATTCTAAACGACGCGATCAAGAATGCCGGGCCGGGTGCGTTTGCTTTCTCCGGGGGAGTTGATGATGGAACCGGCTATCTATCTCTTGGCACCGGCGACAAAACTAAATACCGCGCCGAGGTCACCTTTGATCCCGAAGACGAAACCGCGTTCAATACTGCATTAGGCGAGTTCTCTAAAATCGTTTTGATGCGCGTTGCTGATCTGGGTGGCGAGGTCAACGGCACATTACTTGGCGTGCTCGATCGCATTAAAACCGAAGGCCGGTCAGTAGAAGAGGTAATGCAAGACATTGCTTTTGCATCTGCTTTCGATACGCTTGGCCAGTTCCCGCAGGAAATGAGTCAGGTTGAGGCCAGCGTCGCCACTCTGCGCGATACCTTTAACGAGGCAGCGGAAACCGCAGAACGCTTAGGGTTATCTGTCGAAAAAGTGCGAGAATTTGAAGAAACCCGTATGCAGCAATTACAAAGCGGCTACGTGCAGGGCATCGCGCAATCCATTCTGCAAAGCCAAAGCCCGGCAACCCTGCAGCAAATGCAGGAGCAACAACGCTATCAACAGCAGCTGCGAGACTTAAAAGAGCTGGGCGCTACCCAAGAGCAAATGCAGATGGCGGAGCTATTGCATCAGATCAATCTACAAACGATCTTAGAGCAGAATAGCACCCTTCAAACTGCGGCACTCGATACAGAACAAGAGCGCCTGCGTGTGGCAAATGATACGGCAGCGCGCTTTAGCCGTGCAGGCAGCAGCCTGCAAAGCATACTGTTCGATCTGACAAACGGGCAATATAGCCCGCTGCATCCTACGCAAAATCTCGATCAAATGCGCGAAACCGTGCGCGCGCTAGGACAACGTGCGGGGGTCGGCGATATTGAGGCAGCCGAGGAGCTTGCGAGCCTTATTCCGAAATTCGTGCAGCTATCCGGCGAAGTAAACGGATTTAACGCCACTTTTGAAGCTGACCGGGCGATGGCGGAATCGCTGACCCGGCAGGCTATTGGAGTGGCAGAGCGCCAAACGCAACTGCAAACGCAAATTGCATCCGCGGCCCAAGAACAGATCGACGTGCTCCGCACCGGCTTTAACGCCCTTGAAACCGCTCTGCAAAAGCTTGGCGGCGGATTGACAACAGAAGACATCGTAAACGCGGCTAACGGCTTATCCGGCTTATCAGACCCACAAGCCTGGGCGACTAAATGGGGCAGAAATAACGGCTATCTCGGAGCGAATGAAACCGCAACCGGCGGCCTGCTAACGACACGCATTAATGCAGCGGGTGGCACGGACTGGGCGCGCTATGCCGAAGAGGCAAAGGCAGCAGGATATGCAAATGGCGGTCTGGTAACGGGCGGCTATGGTGGAATCGACGATATAAGCGCACGATTGACCGCAAACGAGTTCGTCATGAAACGCGATGCCGTAGAAGCGATTGGCGTACCGCACCTAAATTACATGAACCAGACTGGCTCGATGCCCTCTAACGATAACGCGGTTTCATCAAAACTTGATGCCGTTATTGCAGCCCTTCACGCTCTAGGCCGCACCTTAGAGGACAGCGGCAATCTTTCGCTAGAGGTTCAAGAGCAAATCCGCGCAGCATTGAGTGACATCGCGGATAATGGCGCGTTAGCAAACATCGCTTAGGGGGATTATGGAAAGCCTTATTCTTTTTGAAACCTCCGCATTGCATAGCGACCTAAGCGTCGAGGATATCCGCATCGGGAGCAGAGGGTACAGCCACCCCTCCGCACCGGGATACTTCTCGCCGCATCTGGCAAAGTCCGGCAGCGTCACACTTAGCCGCTCAATATTAGAGAATCGCAACGCCTTTGGCTTCGGATCGAAAGACGCCGCGCGAATCATCGCTACGAATGCGCGTGGGCAATATGACGCATTGCGCGCCCTAGGCTTTGGCCGTGCGGCTACCATTAAAATCGGAAGCAAGACTGGCAATTACGCATCGATGCAGCCGATTTTTAGCGGTCGCGTCAGTGCTGTAAAACCAGCGCGCGGAACCTGCGAATTTGTCTGGCGCGGACGTAGCGATTTATTGGATAAGCCAATCTCCGAAGGCGCGTTTGCAGGGACCAACGACAATATAAGCATCTTTTACGAGGGGA